GGCATACTTTCACCCCCTATTCTCTCACTCCGTTCTTTTTCTTAATCATCTCGTTCACACTCTCTACTGAATTCAAAAGTATAGGTTCATAGTCAAGAGTATTGTTAACGAAAGTGCATAAAGCTCTTATGTCTTTTGGGAAACAAGTACCGCCAAACGCCTTACCATGCACACTACCATACTTACCTATTCTCTTATCCTCTGTCACTATCTCTGCTACCTCTCTTGAATCTATACCCAACTCTTTACAAATAAAATAAACCTCGTTAAAGAAACTGATTGCTGTTGCGAGTCTACAGTTAGCGACATACTTAATCATTTCTGCTGTTTTCCAATCAACTATATATGGATTGCCTTTAGATCCACACTTCCAATATAATTTTATTAAATCATCTGCAAATTCTTGATTGTCTATATCTTCTATACCAATAACTATTCTTTCCTCGTTGAATGGTGTTCTATTCCATCCTGTTTCTTCTGTCCAACTCTCCGAGATTTCAGTCAAAAACTCTGGGTTATAAATAATATAATCCTTGGGTGTATTGAGTAGTTTGTATAGTTTCTCTGTGCTCCCTGGTATCATAGTGGACTTAAATACATATCTACCGTTATAATAAAACTCACCACATGCTCTACATACTGCTTTCATTATAGTTAAATCTATTCCTTTCTTAGTAGATGGTGTAGGTAAACAGATGAAATTGACATCAGCGTGGTCTAAGGCTTTCTTCAAGCTGGTTGTTGCCTTCAACCCTTTCTTTTTTAACTTAGTAACTATACTCTTTCTATTATCACAAAACAATACATCATTCTTCTTAGCCAGGAACTTACCATGTGCTTGCCCAACTACACCACTACCTATTATACTCACTTTCATCTCATCACCACCGTATCACATGTCTCATCTATAACCTCAAACATTTCAATACCTTTAGCATACTCTTCTCTCTGAGCATCATGTAATATAACTACACCACCAGAGTTTAAAACTTTCTTAGCATACTCCATACACCTAACTCTCTCCCTGCCATCCACAAATATTAAATCAAACTTAACAGGACAATCTAAATGAAGTGGTTGGGTATAAAGTATCCATTCTGGATCATTTCTTTCATCCTCTGGACCCTCATATAATAACAACTTAACTCTTTTATGTATATTTTTTGTTATAAATTCTCCCAACCAGAAATCATACCATTTTTGTTGATGTTCTACTGTATATATCTGTACTTCAGGACACCATTTAGCCATCATTATAGTAGACTCTCCTGGACCCCATTCAAGTATCCTCTTAGGTTTAAGTGACTTACAATACTTCTCTAATAATCCACTAAAGCTTGTGTTACCCATCTATCCATCTCAATATTTTAAATCCCTCAGAATATTTAAGGTTGCACCTTCGACCAATCTCTTCAGCCCAGCGCTTTAAGTCTTTAGGTGAACGATACGATCTTACTTGTGAACGGTATAAGGAATATGCCTTAAGCTTCTTTTTTATATCAACCTTTCTAAAGTAGTTCATCTCCATCTGTCTCTCTCCCCATTTAGTGTAGTCATATACATCATACATCAAAACTTTCTTAACGAAATGGTTCTTATCATGCTGTCTTAGTGCCACCATACACGCTTCATAAACTGTCTGATGATCCTGATTGAATGATGGGAATGGAATTAAAACTGTGTCTGGTTTTATATCGTTAATATGTTCTTCAATCCAGTGTATTAAATGATGTTTTATTTCGTATAATTCATTGACACGATAATTTAAATAAGTTATTCTATATGATTTTATAAATTCAGTGACTTTATCTACTTCCCTAACCCTTTTTTCTATTTTTGGTCTCTTCACATACAATCCACTTTCATCAACAGCTACATATAATATGAAAGATTCTTTAAGGAAGCTGAAGGCTCCCAATACCTCATCGTCCGCATGAGGACTTATCACTAAGACTTTTCCAAATGTTTCATCCATTTACTCACATCCATACTTGGGTCTCTAAGGTAAAGTATTCCGTCTGGGTTTAAGGGCCTGTCCTTAAGCAACATCGGCTTCACCGACGGGTTCAACCTCTTTGCGAAATCATATATACTTTTACGGAAACCGGCAATATGCCAAATACCTTTAAGATCATCAACAACTGCTTTAGCTATCCATTCAGCTATCTTTTCCACCTTCTCTGCATTAAAATATTTATCAGTGTATGCTTTCTCAAAAGGAAATGTTTTCATAAAACAGGTTCTTATCACTAAGTTCTTTGGATTGGCAAGAGTAAACCACTCACCCATCAACTTAGATCGTGCATAAACTCCTTGTGGGTTAGGAGTATCCTTTTCGGTGTAAAGAGTACTTGTACCATCAAATACATGATCTGTACTAATATAAACCATCTTAATATCCAAATCATCGCATACCTTAACTATATTTTGTGTACCTATTACATTAATATTGTAACATCTGAACGGTCTTCGTTCACATTCACTTACATTTGTCATTGCCGCACAATGAATGACCACATCTGGTTTATGTAGATTGATAGATGTAATCACATCATCGAAATCTGTTACATCTAACTCACTTTCAGTGGGACATATTGCTTTGGGAAATATCTTTCTTAACTCGCTCCCAAGAACTCCTGAAGCTCCCGTAATTAAGATTTTCATTTATATATCAGCTCCTGAAAAAGTCTCTTTATGATATCCCGTTAAATTAACATTCATAAAAACTTCTCCAATTTTCCTTTAAGTGTGTCTTCTGTTAATTGTCGTGTATTTTCACTTGAATATTCTTTTCTATCAGAATCACAACCATTACCTTCTTTATGGATTACATAATAACTTGTGAATTCGTCTACCCTGTTTCTAAATTCATCTTCGTTTATAAGGACCTCTCTGAGCTTTTCTCCAGGCCTTTCACCAATAATTTCCACTTCTCCGAATAATTTTGCCATATCACCTATTTTAGCTGCGCTTAATTTGGGAATGTAGATATCTCCACACATTTCCCCACTTAAAGCTAATTCAATTAAATCTATCCCTTCTTCAAATTCAATTAAGAACCTTGTCATGTCTGGATTGGTTACAGGAATTGTCTTTCCTGAATCTCTTCTATTTCTCCAAAAAGGCAATACAGACCCTCTACTATCATTCACATTACCATATCTAACACAGTTATATCCTGCTATTGTAACTAACCTTTCACTTATAGCCTTACACATTCCATAGACGTTAATTGGCTCACAGGCCTTATCTGTGCTTATGAATACAAACTGAAGAACTCCTCTACTCTTACTTGCTTCAACCATATTCTGAGTACCTACTATATTGGTCATAATATGTTCCCAGGGATGCTCCTCACCCATTTCTATTCGCTTAAGAGCAGCAGCATGGATTACTATATCCTGACCTTTACATGCTTTTAAACAAGTATTGTAATCTCGAATATCTCCGAGTATGAATTCAACAGAAGGATAGTCCTGTTTCATTCTACTCTGTTTATCTTCACATCTACTCAAGACTGTTACTTCATAACTCTGGTCTAAGAAGTGTGGGACTAACTTATGACCCAAACTTCCTGTTCCCCCAGTGATTAAAATTTTCATCTCACCACAAATTCATAACTTTAGGCAATTTACCAGTGTAATTAATTAATGGTATCGATCCTTTAAATATGTTATGTTTAGCACAATATTCATCAATATTCTTACATCCAAGATTATCATAGTGTCTTTTAAATGGATTATCTGGTACATTCATACTCCTTCTATACTTCTCTCTAAGGTTCTCCATACCCTTACAGTGTCCAAAATGGTAAATACAGGGGCCTATATTTGAACTTGCTACCCCTGGAACCCCCTCATTTAGTTCAAGATACTCATGTATCTTACCTTTATATCCTTTAACATCTTTTTTTCTAAACAAAAATCCTTTAGTGAAGTGCATACCGTTGTTTCTACCATCTATTGTGAAGTAATTGTAAATGAAATGTCTTGTAAACAGGTCTATACATGCCACTTTCTCGTTTTTAATTACCTTACAAAGTTCTTCCATTCTTTTCCTTGTTACTGGTGTTCCATCTAAGTTAGCCAATATCTCATCTGCATCAAGTCTAATTATATATTGTCCAGTACAGGCTTCAAGTGCTTGGTTTCTCCATTTAGCGAAGTCCGTTTCATTTCCTGCTTGTTGAACCTCTTTTAAGTTGAAATCTTCATATATTTTAAAGTCAAGTCCACCCTTATCACCCAAAACAACAATTTCATCAACTATTGGTTTAAGGCTCTTAAGACAATATTTTAAATACGGTTCAAAATCTCCTACCAATACTATTGCACTTATTTTCATTCATTCATCTCCTCATTTTAATCCCTTTTAAGTATTCAACGTGTTCCTTAAGGCCTCTTTCAAAAGTCATACCGGCCTTAAACCCTAACAATTTATCTGCTCTATCTATTGACGCAAGAGTAGTAAACACATAATTGTGTATTTGGTTCTTAACATATTTTATCTTAATGTTGGTTCCAAGAGCTTCATTTATTATCTTAACAGCTTTATTAAAACTATATGTTTTACCTGTACCTACATTAAATACATCACATTTTATACCAGATTCCATAGCCATTATACAGGCCTTAGTAACATCTAATACATGAACAAAATCCCTACTCTGTTCACCATCTCCATAGATAAGAGGGCTTTTACCAGCTATCATATCCAAAGCAAACTGAGTAATCACATTTGCATACGGTCCTTTGTTCTCATCTCTTGGACCATAACAACTGAAAAATCTAAGTCCTATAGTCTTAATATCAAATTGCATTGAATAAAACTTCGCCATTCTCTCAAGCCAATTCCTTTGTTCCGTGTAATAATCTTTAATAAGTGGTGGTTGCCATTCATGGTGTGGTGGTCTAATTCCGTTATAAAGCGAACTGCTTGAGGCATACACCAGAGGACAGTTATTTGCTCTTGCTAACTCTAATATCTGCATGGATATTTTGACCATAGCAACTACATTATCTGTTGGATTATCTTTGTATAGTGGTGAAGTGCTTGGCATACCCAAATGAAATATTCCATCTAATTTTTCCAAATCCTCAATATTTGTAATGGTTGTATATCTTCCAAGTATTCCAGTTTGATGATTATCGTAACCTAAGACCTCGTGACCCTCGGTCTTTAACCTATCAACCAGATTAGATCCTATGAATCCTGCACTTCCCGTGACTAAAAATTTACTCATCTAATCTCTCCTCCAAAAGCTTTTTACAACCATATCCATCTTTACATTCCCACCACTCTTTTATTGAATCCAGACATTCTAATTGGGTATCTTCTGGATATCTTCCACAGAGCTTACATTCAATTGGATATGGATGTGGTATATAATCTTTCATTTTTAACCCTCCTAATATGACTACATTCTTTTTGCTTTATACTCCAATAGTAACAGGTGCATTGGAATTCGTCTTTTTCCTTATCGTAAGTTACATCTTGTACTTTATTGTAGTAACCATCAAGGACCTTAAAGTAAATCCTTTTACCCAGATTTTCTACCTTCTGTATAGTATGCTTTCCCGCTTTGAGGCTCAACATTCATAACTCCTCCGCCTAACCTAAACATGTCCCTATAGGTTGCACCATGTATGCTTTCTTCCTTTATATGAGTTCCACATTTGCTACAATGGATATTAGCTTTACAATCTGGTGATAACAATCCAAACTGATGCCACACTATACTCCATCCACATGATAATCTTGGACATATTAGTTTAGCTGCGTTTTCTATATTTCCTTTTGTTTTTTCCATCTGTTCTTCTGCACTATTCATAATAACCGTTCTCCTAATTTTATATCAAAATTTATCATTAATGCTTTTCCTTTCATATTCTCATCTGAATGATTCATTATCATCTTAGGGTCAAATTCATAAAACTTATTTTCCTGTGCTATATACATTATTAGTGGTTTCTTCTGGTTTAATGCTGATATCACAGCCCTCTTATGTGCAGACACCTTATTTCCATATATATAATCTTTCGCAACCAATACATGATTGATTAGGTTCAAGGCGAATACACCGAGCTCATCCTCCAACTTATCTACTATAATACCACCGAGAAGGTTATGAGCCTTAAAAAGTAAGTTCCCTTTACCCTTTCTTTTCGATGTATTGCTTAGATTTGGTTCCCACATTTCTTAACTCCTTAATATCCACCCTTTCGTCAAACAATCTCTCTATAGATCTTATTAGATTCATTTTTCCTCCTTTTTGATCATCTTTTTCTTAACTCCCTTAATTCCAAACTGTCGGCCATCCAGCAACAGTTCAGGGGCTTTATCTCTGGGTGGTCTTTGACGCAGTTTATCTGTCTCTTGAGTTTGTGCATCTGTTGGACATAAATATCTTCATGTTCTTTTAGCTCTTTTATTACCCTCTCAAGGGATTGGATTTGCTTGTCTTTTTGACCAATTATAGCATATTGTTCATTGGCTAATAAATCCATTGATGTTATCTGATTGTTATATTTCTTTTCAAGTTCGGAGATTTGCTTGTCTCTTTCCATTAATCCCTGTCTTGACATTCTTTCTGCTCTTGCTAATCTGTTTTGATAATCATCTTCTGCGAGGTTGAGGGCTTTTTCACATCCCTCATGAAACGCCTTATCAACATCCTTTGTTCCCATACTCACACTAACAAATACCTGAAATCCTTGCTCAATAATCTCTTCTTGGTTCATTTGCTGACCTCTTTTTCCTCTATACCAAACATCCTTTCTAAAACATATTCTAAAATTTTAACTTCGTAACAATATCCTTCCCAACCAATACTTAAATTCCCAGGCAACTCTATTTTCCCCTTATCTTGTTTTAACTCCTTTAGTATAGTTATTACTTCATTATATATTGTTGACATTATATATTGTTGACATTGCATATTGTTTACCCTGTTCATATTCAAACAACTTGTGTTTTGGGTCTACTTTGTCATTAATATGTATTATATCCCTTATATTTCTTATTTCTACCATTATATCTTCCTCCTTACATGCTCTTTGGCTACCCACCCACATTTTGGACAAAACATATTTAGATAAACATATAAACAATATGGAACTGTATAATTTTCACATCCAATTAATCCAAAACAATCATTCATCTCTTAATCACCTTTTCATTTCGCCTTAACGATTTCCGCCCGTCGGCTGAAACGGCTGTCCCCCATACAGTCAGTATGAGATACTACACACAACCAACGTTTGCGGTCGTTAATCGTCTCTTAATCACCTTTTCTGGCATTGTCCAATTATTCATCACATCCTTTGTGAGTGGGTATAACCTCAAGTGCATTAGCATATATTGTATCTTTGACAGATATTTCTGATGGAGCTTATTGTATCCCTTTCTATTTCTTAATGTTTTTTCAGTAGCAAAAAGGATATTCCTTATCTCTTTTGCTGTTATTTCCTCTCTCTTATCAGTCATCTTTTAATCACCTCAAATTCATAATGACAATCTCTGCAAATTCTCATTGATGGATGATAAGATTGATATATATTATCGCTTCCGCATTTAGGGCATTTCATTTGCTGACCTCCTTTTCTTTAACACCAATTTCAATCATTTTCCCATTTTTGGGAAATTTAACCATTATTAACACCCCATGATTCCAACCAACTCGCTTTACATGAATTAGGGGAACATCCCAAGAATATCTCTGTTTTTATTTTCATGTATTCCTTTTTAGTTAGTTTGTGTTTTTTTGTTATCTTGTTTATTATTTCTTCCATCTTTTCTGTCTCTATATAAAACTTCATAAACCAATCAGGTACTTTGGTTATTTTATTTTCTATTAGTTTATCAAAATCGGCACTTGGTTCAGAATGAATATATAACTCTTTATATATCTCAAGACATATATTCATTAACTTCTCATTTGACTTCATCCGATATACCTCTTATTGTCTTTACTATTCATGGGTGAAAACGCAGCTATATGATTCTCTATCCACTCCATTTTTTTCATAGATTCAAATCCATCTATCATTACTTTCATTTTACTACACGATTCATGGAAAACATTATCATCGTTAAAGAAACTTATTTCACCATCATCAGTAATGATAAACGCTGCTTTAACTCCATATTCCTTCTCTAACATATCGATCAATTTCTCAAGCTCTTTTTCAGTCTTCTTCACAAAGCACCACACCCCTAAAATCTTCAAGATATCCATTCAAAGCAGTCATAAAGGTAAATTTTCTTAGGTTTATCTTTCGTTTATTTCCCTTTATGTTTCTATCTGGTATAGTAAAGATGTCTTCGAACGCCTTAAAGATTGGTTCCAAATGTTTATCTCTTTTCTCAAACTCGGCTTCATCGTTCAATTTAATCCATTTCTTCCAAAACTTTTCAGGTATATCCATATTACTCCCTATTTTTTTGAATGAAAAGTGTGTTTCCTGTAGCTCTGACATCTTCACTCGTCCATTTAATTGTCCCGTCTACGCTCTTGAGCAAGTTGTTAGAAGCCACCATACAACTCTTCATCTCTTCTGCGAGTTCGTCTATGCTTCGTGAAGGCTTACTTGATGTTTGTGGGGTAAAAGGACCCTTAGTACCTCCTCCTACCGTCTTAATTGGATTGTCTTTTTTAAAACACTCAATACAGGTGTATCCTTTCTCCTCTTTCCATTTCTCCATTGGTCCACCACACTTTGGACATTTTCCACTCATATCTTCTGTCATATTATCCTCCTTAAAGAACCCCTTCAAGGGTTCATTATACTCATAATCTTTCAATATACCACCACATTGTACACATGGTATCTCCCCTGGTTTTACTGTTGTATAGTTTATATTACATTTATCACATCTTGAGAGTATTCGGGTTTCATTCATATATCACTCACATTTATTTTATCCTTTTCCCATAACTTTATTACTTTTATGTTTGAGGTCTCAGGATCTTCCTGAAACCTTTTAGCTCTTTCAGGACTTGTTTCTATTTCGTAGATAATACCAGAATCTAAATCAACCACATCTCTACGGTATTTAACTTTGTTTATAGAACACTCCCCCTCTGTTATGAATTCATGTCCAAGTTTTTTTAACATATAGCATACTTGTGTCTTAGCCAGTTCGTGTTCAAGACTATTGGCTGTACTCAAGAATACTACACTCTTTTTAAGTCTCTGTAGATTACCACCACCTGGAATATGGTATCTATACCAATTCTTTTTTCTTTTTAATTTTAAAGCCTTCTGATTCATATTTGATCTACATAAACGCTTTTGCGTCTTGTCTCCTTTTCCAAGACTTCTTCATTCCTTCACTTATTTTATCTTTGTGTTCTTGGGTCATTATGAAGCCTGGTTTTCTGCCTGGTTTAAGGCGTTGCCTTTTACCGAACAATCTCTCTAACATATTATTCCTCCTCATGGTTTGCTATCAGCTTTGCACATCTCCAATGGTAATAAAGATTTAATATCGGTATCAAAGCTAATATGAACCATCCGATAGTTGCTTTCTTTTTTTTCACATGGTTTAACATCTAATCACCCTCCAATCTACAAAGATCTGAAAGCTTTGCTTTACACAATCTTGCTAACTTCTCAAGTTCGTCTATGTCATCTCCTCTAACTGTGAACTCCCAATATAGGAATCCCTTGCTGCTTTGTTTTACATTCCATCTCAATCTTGGTTCTTTATCTGGATCAAATCCATTACCATTTACTTCTACCATAACATCACCCCTATTGCTATTATTATTAAAATTGTTATTATTATCATGCTTAATGCTGTGCCTTTAACCATGAACATCACCCTCCCCTGCTAACCAGCGTCTAAATGGTTTACCTTTGGCGTTTATACACACCATACACTTAAAGACTCTTTGTGCCACTGTTGTATAATCTGGGTCTAATACCATTGGTCTTCCACACTTAATGCATTTCATAAATTCACCTTTAAAATAGTAATTACTAATTAATGTTCAAAGCTTATAAAGGGAACAGTTCGACAAAAAGCGTCTAAACTACGACAATGGCGAAGAGGGTCTTTAAATATAAATCCATATATAACAAATAACCTATGGAACCAATTTACATTTTCTATTATGATAAACAATAAACTCCTTATTACACCATTCACAATTATGTTTATATGTTGTTATTCCTCTCTGTTTATTATGTAATGTTGTATGACATGATTTGCATAGGGGTTCAAGGTTCTCCTTAAGATTGTTAAAAACATCACCATCTTTATGATGTATTAGTTTTGCTGATTTATTACAACGAGAACAATCACAAGGAAGCATCTTTTTTCTAATGCGCTTAAAATCAGAGTTATAATATATTGTTTTTTTATGTCTTGGATGATTTTCTTTAGCTAATATTCTCGAATCGTCTTTATATGTCTTTCCTGAGTTCCATGCTTTCTCTCTTTTGTTTATTGGTAAAAAAAATAGTAGCAATCTCTCTCATACTTTTTCCATTTGTTGTATATTCTTTCTCTAAAATATGTTTTGTTATTTTCATCTATAATATAATGGAACTAAGGATTTATAAAGGTTTAAAGATTGTGTTGATTTTAAAGAATCGTTTAACCAATAGAATGGTTTAAAGGCATAATTGCCTTATAAATTAAAAACTAACCACATCATAACATAAAGCCAAACTATCCATAAAATAATATTCACCCATATAAATATCTTATCATATCTTTCCATCTTAACCAACTCCTAATTGTTTACTCAATGAACGGTTAGAAGGCTTACGCTTTAAAATCCAAAACTTAGACTTCTTATCATAACCATAAGTCAAAGTAAGGGGAATCTTATGTTTAGGACATATATCCCCTTTAACCCCGCTTTCAAAACAATGAAACGCAGGACATCTATATTCTAATTTTTTAATAGGATTATCCCAGGTCATTCTTAACCTCTGGATCTATCTTAAAATTAACTAACTGATTATGCTTTCTACATTTTGATCTAAATCTCTTACAGTCTTTATAACTCCAAAACTCTGGTTGAACATTAGGAAATGTTTGATTATTATAATAACAGTCAGCCACTTGAACATTCCAGATTTTGCATAAATCTAACTTATTCACACATTCTGTATAAGGAATTTTCCAATTACAAATCATAAAAATCATAATATTATTTCTGTTATATCCTGCTTTGTCCAACATCTTAATAGCATTATATATTTTCTTTTGATCCTTATAGAACCAATCCCAAGCTATTCTAATCTTTCTGAATCGTTTTGCCTTCAAAACATTAGCAATCTCTTGCGTCAAAAAACGATAGTCAATACCACAAACCATCTCATAATAAATAACTTTACCATTAACCTTTTCAGGAAGTGCGTCTAAAATAGAGATAGCTTCTGGTTTAGCTAACAGATTCATATCCATTATCTTAACATCATTTCTAACAATCTCTGGAGTGTCAAAGATCTTAAAGGTAGTTGGTTCAAAACAATAAGGACAATTATTAGGACAGCCCTCTGTAATCCTGATCCACTGTTCTTTATCGTCAAACTTATTATACGATCCAAAACTATACTTCACTTCTGGTTTACCTAACTTAGTTTGCATTTCTACACTCTAAACATATATACTTTCCATTCTTTAAATGCTTTTCCATTATTGGATGTAACTTTATACCGCATTTATCACAGTTCATAAGGATCTTCCTTTAACCTTAAGTATATTTTCTATCTCTTCTCTACATTTATCATAGTCTGATTTCGGTCTAAATTGGTTCTTAAAGTCATCTAAAATTGGATAGCCATCAACACAATTTTTACAAACATTTACTACTATACTATTATCTAACACAACATCTATAATTTTATCTATCTTGTCTTTCATTTAATCACTCTCCTTTTGTTTTGCTAACCTTTCCCATAGATCATCCCATTCACTTGTATATCTTTTAACATCTGTTATTAAATCTAATATAGTGTTTAAATCCTTCTCACTTATCTCTATTTTCATACTATACCTCCTTAGGTTGTGGATGTAATGATAAACTTGGATTCCTTAAATGGTTTGTAACATTAAACAACTCACCTCTTCTAATCATGCTGTCTATCCTTCTTCTAATTGTTCTGTCAGACAGATTGCAATATAGTTCAGTCCTGCTTAATATCTTCTCTAAGGTTACCCTTTCAACCATTCCATCCCCTATTAAAGTCCTTAAATATATCTGATTCTCTGTTAGTTTCTCCATTACCTTCTCTTTAACTCTTTTTTTCCAATCAAGTTTCTTGAGCTTAGAATATAAATACTCAACAAAACCATCCTGTTGAAGCCGAAGGTTTAAAGGAAAATATTTATTAGTATTTTTAATCAGATATTCTGTAACTTCTTTCTCCCACTCTTTAAAGGTTAATTTTCTCATTATATCCATCATCTCTTGTCTACTAAAAGCGAGATCTATAAACTCACCTCTTTGTTTTAAAGCCATATAGTCATGGATATAATTTTTATGTGTGAGAGCATTATAGTCAAATATTATTATCCCATTAAATTCAAACTCTTCGGGCACTTTAGCTTTTCTAAGTTCATGGCTGAATTTCTTAATGCTTATCTTTCTCGGTAGATATTTATGATCCTTATCTAAGTTCATCTCAGTGCAGGCCTTCATTAAATCCAATGCAATGGGATTGTTTAATATTTTAGCAACATCCTTGATCCAGATAACCTTATCTTTATTCTCATGCAATACAACAGGTATAGTGGCTTGTGTAACCTCCTGAAATACAACATAATTCATTTTAAACTCCTCAAGTGCTTGTTTAATTTGATAGGATTTGCCTATTCCACCCATTCCTTTAACAAATATAAGACATTTATAACCTAATTTAGCTTTTTCAATAGCTTCATAGATCTCAGTGTAGTATTCCCTTAAATTTACTTTGGGTTTAGCCATTTTATTATACATTTCTTTAGCATAGTCTTTATATTCAGCATCAGCTTTATCTTGGTTAAAGGGTTCGTTCAAATACTTACCCTTAAAATTAGTCTTATTTTCCTCTAAAGAGAGCTTTTTATCCCATTCAGAACCTATGTCAATAGTGTCACTACTGTCACCAACTTGATTCTCTGCCCACTTAAAGAACTGAGATTCCTGTATCTTTTCAAGACCTTTATTTATCATGTAATCTTTCATCTGGTATATTTTTACACACCCAATAATATAGTTTGTCCAATGCTTTACTTTGTGGACTATATATGTTGGTTAATTTGTTTTTCTCATCAACAATTAAAGCTCTAATATATCTCATTGTTGTTATTTCATTTAATTCTTTCATTGTTATTGGTTTACAGCACATAGCCATTTCAAATCACCTCTCTTTAATTTCATACTTATACCTTTTTAATATAAACTTATATGATTTTCATATAAGTGGTTTTCTTCTTCTGGTTTCATGCTCTTCACAAAAAGTATGACAACCTGATCCACTTGCTAAATGTAATGTATCTCTTTGACATTTATTACACCAACACCAAATCTCTTGTTCAGCCATAAGGATTACTCCTTTAACCTATCTCTGATTGTAAGACCTAACTCCAATACAAACAACAATGCTATTATTAATAGTATCATAATGATCCTTTGAACTCCTCTAATTCGGATGGTTTAAGGTTTACCTTAAGGATATTTAATATATCCAAGGTAGTCAAATTCCCTTCAACCTCAATTAATAATTCATCATCCCAGAAAGACATATACACACCCTCTTTATAATTGTTTCTATTAACTTATAAAGGGAATGGTAAGGCGATTGTTGAACCCAACAACGCCTTTCACCACTCCAAATTTAACCACCTCTCCCTTTAATTGTTATTGTTCGTCTAAAGGGAAACTGTTTAGTTTTCCTTACTTCGTGGTAATGGTAATGCCCTTCTAACTCGGTAAATCTAACCTTCTCACAGTTAGGATTAAGACAAAAATACCTTCTCACTAAATCCCCCTCCATCTAATTACCCCCCTTTATTGTTTATTATAAGGTTTATGTAATTTTCTATGACAGTTACGACACATTTCTATGACAGTTACGACACAACACTCTTATTTGTTTAATGTTATGTGCTACTGTACACCCATCCTTTACCTTATAACTATCATGGTGGAGTTCAAGATTCTTCTTAGACCCACACTTCGGACATTTATAATCACACTCTTTTAATAATGTTTCCTTAAACTGATCTTTAGCATACTGTCTAATTGCTCTTTTCTCTTTAACTTCTGGTCTTTGGTTATATTCTCTTGTGTATTTTAATCTGTTCTCTCTTGTTTGTGGATTAATGTTTTCAAACCTTCTCTTTTTATTAATCTTATCTTTATTTTTATGATAATACTCTCTTTGGTATATTCGTTGATATTCTCTATATTTCTCTGGATCTTTTTGTGGTATAATAACCACCCTCATTATAATTGGATTAATTCTTTATAAAGGTATTAATCCTTAATGGAGTGCAAGACTTTATTAATCCTTCCATTTCAAATCACCTCTTAATCCCTTTAAGGTATTCTTGACATTCTTTATTATCTTCATTATGTTCCATATCCTCAAGAAAACCCTCATGTCCACAAATAGGACAACTAAACCAATCTTCTAAGTTATCACCATTCATCATGGCGACGTTACAATCTTCATCAACTAAGAAGACATTACCTGAATTTTGGTTAAATTCAATAGCAACACCATCATTTAAGAATCTTGTTTTATCGTTATCTCTTAGTGCTTTTAATAGTGTTATTGCTTCATCTAATTCTCTATAACCAAACTTAGTTAAATCTCTTGTATTAGTCATCTTATCACCCCTTAATTTGTTCTATTAACATCTTTTTAGCTTTTTGTGCTTGTGCTTGTGCTTGTGCTTTGTCCGAAGACTCCAAATATATTGTATCTTGCATTTTATCACCTCAAGGCATGAATCTATTGATCCATGCTGTCTTAAGGTTTAAGGAGGAATCCTTAAACATCATTTCCTATGGAGATTATCAGGTTTTAGGCACAAATGCCACCCATGAAAACAACCCAATTTCTCCAATGGAAACATAGGTTAAACTAACTGTTGGGGATATATCCCTGGTTGCAATTAACTAACTATGTCTATGTGGACTAAGCTTAATCTATGAGTAAAGACTATGAATGGTCTAAGGCATTGCCTTAAACCTTTCCTATACAGTATCTCTATATACCATCTCTCACTCTATATAATCTATTAACAGTTATAATAATGGTGAGTGTGTGGTACTGTTTATTATACACTCATACTATTATGTTGGTACTATACCACACACACCACATTAAGGACATCTCTCCACTACTCTATTGTAGTAATACTTATCATAGATACATATATAACAGTGCCTTACATCATATCGACAATAGTAGTTATTTATGAGAGAGAGTTGTCATTAGTGTCATTAAGGCACACAGGAACATATATTAATATCTTTATTGTTTCATACTTTGCATGACCCCCCAGTTATCTGCGTACATAGGTAGCCCCTTTAAAAAAATTAGATGATGCTCAGACAAATCATATTCTAATTGAAATACTCAGGCAAAGTAGAGGTCCATAAAAAATGAGATTTTCAATCTATTTCTAATGTTTTTATAAATAAGGAACACCATATATACCTATGGAATTCAAGAAATATAAATTGGATTTAGAGCATTTTCCAAAAGCATTGATGTTTCCAGATGAAAATGGAAATATGAAGAAATATTATCCATCTGGGTTTGCATATAAAAGCGATGAATCAATCTATGTCGAATATTTAAATGAAAAGAATCTGCTCGTCGCTAAACCTATCGGAGAATGTTAAATATAGAGATTCCCTCTATGACCATTGCATCGTTTTCGTTTCAACTTTAGGAATACCTGATATTTCTTGAGTGGGTCTGCTTTTCCAGTTCTCTTGATTGCATTATGAATTCTATCTAAATCTACAGATTCGTCGTAATACTTCCGAAGTGAGTAAGGTTGGGGGTATTTCATTTAATCACACATCAACATGAGACCAATCGTATATCCAATTATAAGTCCAATTATAAATATAATAATATAATCAATCATGTTTATCACTATTCATATCCTTCAGTGGTTTATAACCAATGCAATCTAAATCAAATCCGTCACATTCGAGACATGGATATAATGGATGGTCTTTATCCCATTTATCACAATCATCAAATGTCGTTGAAAACCCATAATCTCTTAAATAGTGGAGATCTTTCCACATACATATATAATCATAATTCATACATCTTCTTTTTCACGCCTAACATCTTCATCATGTTCTCCATTTAGGTGGAATCCCTTTTTTAGCCAGGCAATATAACAATATGTGGCTATTTTCAATAAATCCCGTTCTCTACCAAAGTTTTTGAATCGTTGAAGGTACTTAGCTTGTGTCCCAAGCAGCCAATCAATGCCGGAATCTCCAGGGAATCCTTCACAAACCCAATCAGTGGCTTCTTTATTTTCATTAAGTGCGTATTTGTCTCCACCGTGCATGAATTGGGATTCGAGTAACTTGACGAACTCATTCCAATATTCTTTCTTCTGTTTTATATTGGTGTTTATAATTTTTCCCATTCAACCACCGATCCTGATTTTATTTCCTTCAACATTTCACTATAGGGTCTGTCTCCCCAATATATCTCATATTTGGCTTTAAGTGTGCAATCCGGATAGTCACAATTGATGTTTTCTTCAGTTTCGCACATACCATTAAAGAAATATATAGATTTCTCTATATCCTCAATTATCTTTTTCATGTGCTTTTCACAGCTTGCCAACCATCCGCTCATATGTTTCACAAATTATATGATTTTTTAATGTCTTTGACTAATTTAGAGTTATAATCGCACAATACATCATCCAAGACATCTCTTATATCGATGTCAAATGGATATTCCTTAATTATTCCTTCACCTATTTTTAAGAGTTGCGCTTTATCTTCAGACACATGGAGTTTATACTTTCCATTTTTGGTATTTATCTCCAAACCTAATAGATTCATGCTCTCCCCCTATATCCTTTCTTTTCATAGAATGGAAAGAATTCTCCTTGAAACCTGCCTACACTATAGTTCTTATCAATATAGGCATCTACAATCCATCCGCCCTGATGAGCAGCGAGGAAGTTCCTCTGCATGAAGTCTGTTTGTCTCTGGGTTGTCCCTGCCTGTATAACATGGACATTCCTTTGGCATGGAAGCATTTCTGCTTTATGGTAATGACCTATATAGAGTACGTTGGGTTTATTTCCACCGGAGAAGCTTTCGGTGATTTTCTGGGGGTGATAAGAGATGGCATATGCTGTTCCCTTGCCTGGGTGCATTAATTTGACTCGGATTTTCTTTTCTTTGTTTCCCATGAGAATATTTGCAGTCTCACGACCAACGTACTCCATATCTGGTCGCTTCTCAGCTATAATATTACCGATATCAATTCCTGAACGTTTGTAAAAGCTTAAATCGTGGTTTCCGGTGATGAAAAGGGTCTTTATTCCCTTTCTCTTGGGATAGTTCTTAATAACATCCCTTGTTTGCTCATCAACACCATGCGCATAGAGTTCATATTCCTGTCCACGGTACATTCTGTCCCCATCGCAGATATCTCCGCAATGATATACTGTTTCTATGCCTTCTTTCTCGAAAATGTCATATAATGTGTGCAAAAGGTGTTTGTTTGCATAAATATTGCCCATATGGGTATCGCTCACCAATCCATGCCTTACATGGATTCCCTTTGATGTCTTAGGAAAGTAATCCAAGACAGAAATCTGTTTTTTATCACTTGTGTGCTTTAGCGCAACCTTTAATTTTTCATTCTCATCAAAAAGCCGCTTATTTAACTTTTGAAGTTCCTTATCTTCCACAAAATCACCCCAACTTGATTATATATGACGATACTTATTTAAATAACTATCGCCAAAATATTAATATGGATAGAAGAGAGTTTCTAAAGGATATGGGGATTGTTGTTGTTGGTGGTGGCGCACTGGGTCTTCTTAACTCCTGTGGGAAGGATATAACCAAGACATTAATAAAATATGGAATATCCGACGGTGAATATGACTTTGATGAACTATTAATTGATGATTATGAAAAATTAATAGATGGGATGATTAAATACGACACCAAAACCATAAATGGGCCATTTGATGGATATGGGTGTGGTTTCTTGAAGGGAAATAAACTTTTGACTGCAAATCATATAATAAATGGAGAATATGACGCTTTTTTGGATGGAGAACAGATTGAGATCATCTATAAAGACAAAGAGAACGATTTAGCTGTTTTAGAGGTTCCAGATAAATATAAAGAGTATGAAGTGCCGCTCGGAGATAGTGACGAACTAAAAACAGGTCATTTAGTTTCTAATGTTGGAATTCCCCACGGAATGAAGAAAGTAGTGAAACATAGAAAGATAATAGATACTGAGGGTTCTGATAGGATGTTAAGTGGTCGACTGCTTGGTTCTGAGAATGTTTTCCTGACATGGTACTCTGTATTGCCTGGAGACTCTGGTGGACCAGCATATGCCTTTAGAGATGGGAATCCCGAAGTTGTCGGTATGGGTAAGTCAATGTATGGTCCTTATTCAGAATTCCATAAAATCAATCACATAAAAGACAAACTCAAGAAATATATATAACTAACGATAGCTTTTTAAGTAAGTTTGGTTTAATTAAAAATATGAGTGAGATAAATGAAGACGTAAGTATAAATATCTCCGATAGTGTTAAAGAGGAGCTTATTGAAATTATCCTCGATGAAAAAGGATCTGGTTTTGGAAAGGTTGAAATAAACGGATATTTGGAATTTATCCAGTTCAGGAAACAATTTAATTCCCTTGGAACCCCAAATGTCTTAATTACTTCTGAAAAGCTTGTAGAACCCATTTTAGAGACTGTTTTAGAGAAATCGGCATTATATCCAGTTAGAATCCTCTGTTCCAACCCATTTGGCGATCCAAGGGATATTTTAAACTACGAACACACCAAAATCCCGTTAAATGATGTTATTGAGGTAGAAATCTCAAGCGGAACCCCAAGATCGAAGATAGAGGTGTTAATTCGCTATGCCTGAACAAATAATTGATTGGAATCAGGGAATGGTTGGTGTTAGTGCAGGTAGCGAGTTGTTTGTAACCGGTTCAGTGGTGGGAGTAGGAACATTCACAACAGATGAACCGATTGCTGCTTTTAGTTATGTCTATTCTGGCGACTTGATTACCCAAATGATAAGGACAACTTCAATAGGTAGTGAAGTGAAAGATTTAACATATAGCGGAGTATTGGTTTCAACAATTGGGAGTTGGTACTGATGCAGGTTGTTCCAAACATATTAACAGGTAAACTTGAATTAGTTAGACCTTGGATGATGTCCGCAAATGGTAATATCTATTATACATCTGGTAATGTAGGAATAGGCACGACAACGCCTAATGAGGAATTGGTAGTTGTTGGTAATGTTAACATAACAGAAAATGTTAAAATCGGAACTCCCTCTGCATCAATATTTAAAGCAGAAATAAATTCTGATACAATATGGGCATCTTCTATGAGAAATAATCTAAGATTATCATCTGATTCTAACCCAACTATAAATTTGTATCACGAATCAGATGATAAGAGTGTGGTGTTGGCAGGTGTTGGCAACGGCGGATTGAGGATTTATACAGGAGGTTCGGGCACAGGATTAGGAACAAATCAGTTTCAATTAGATATCAGTGGGAATCTTAGATTATACAATGGAGTTATAATGGCAAGTGGAACAGGAAATCATTATATCATGGGCAAGGTAGGAATAGGGACAACAAATCCAAAGGCAAATCTCCACATAATGAATACAGACACGGAAGTGACACCTGATTCAGGCGGGAACAATTTGGTGGTAGAAAACAACGGAGACGCAGGAATAAGTATATTAGGTGGGAACAGTGCAGGAGACTATTCAACCATATATTTTGGGAGTCCGAACGGAAATAGGAGAGGGGGTGTGGTATACCAGAACAGTGGAGACATACTATATTTGAGGGCATATGACAAATCAAGGGTAAAGATAGATGGCACAAGGTTTATAATCAACGAGGACGGCGACGATGTGGACACAAGAATAGAGAGTAGCAATAATGCAAATATGCTATTTATTGATGGCGGAACAGATAGAGTAGGAATAGGAACAGGTTCACCAGACGCTACACTCCAAGTTGTAGGCGACTCCAAATTCGGGGATGACAACACGAATTATCTATCTGTAGCAAGTGATGGTGAGCTAACTCTTACAGGAACTGCACGAGTTGAGAAACTATATTGGATAGGAGCCAACGGGATAAAAGCACCAGGAGCCAAACCAGCCACATTCGTTGAAGACGGTTTAACCGGTTGTTGGGAATTTGATGATGCAATAGAAGCCAACCAGGAAAGCGTAAGCGGAACAGTCAAGGCATAGGTTGGCACGCAAATGGAGTAAGTCCTGGAGACTGTAAATGGCAATTTGAATACTTATGGATTAGCCCAAATGATGATGTCACAGCAGCAGCCCAGGAAACCCTTACAGTAACAAGTACAGCCTCATCAACCTCAGATGGTTTGATAGTAGCCGAAGTAACAGGAATAGATTTGCCAAGCGAAACTGATGTTGTAATGTTCTGGAGAATAACCAGATTAAGTGCAGATGCGGCAGACACAATAGCGGCAGTAACTCATATGAGAGGAAATTATTTCAAATATATTTCAAATAAATTAGGAACAGCAACATAAGGAGGACATATGACAGAAACATTTAAGGTAATAGAGAAAGATGAATTAGAAATAACAGAAACTAATACACGAAAATATATACGCAGAAAAGAAGATTTAGAAAAGGAGAAAATACAACTGCAAGAACGGATAGCAAAGATAGATTCTCTATTGGCGAAATTTGAAAAATGAGGTGAATGAATGGAAGAATGTGTAAAAGAAATAAATAGTTCTTTGAAGAAACATGGGTGTACTTTAATAGCAGTACCGACTTTAAAACCAAGAGATGATGGCAGTTGGAGTATAGTATGCGCTATAGAAATAAATAAAATAAAAGAAGTATCTCCAGAACCAACAAAAACATTAAAATAAGTCTATTAACGATAGCTATATAAATGGGTTTGGATTACTCTTTAATATGGCTCTTCCAGAAATTATTTCAAGACGAATTAATACTACCCAAAAAGTTCCGATAACGGACTCAACCTTTAAGAAAATTAATTCCCTCAGATCTGGATATTGGGTAGAAAAGGGAATAGTCACATCTGATATAACAGATTTTAAATCTGAATTAGGGACTAAAGTCATACCTCATCCCGATAAAAGTTTTAAATTATATCAACAGATATACCAGAAAGTTCCAGTAGCTAAGTGTTCCGTCAATTCTACAGTCAATTTCGCAATTCAGAGTGGATATGAGCTCGAAGGGTCAGAAGCAGCAGTAAAGAAGATAGAAGAATGGATAGATTTAGTAAATTACGACTTGATGATGATGGACGCAATGAGGCAGATGCAAATATATGGAAATGCCTGGTTAGAAGTATCGGACATAAACTCTCCTAAATTCCTCCCAGTAGATCAAATGTATGTAGTGGTAAATTCCGGAGATGAGAATGACGGTCAAATCAAAGGCTATAGTCAGATTATAAGAGAAGGTGAAGAAGGGATACCCTTTGACCCAAAAGACATGGTACATTTTATTTGGAATGAAGAATCGGGTCTTGGTAGTGGATTCTATGGTGTATCGGATTTAAAGGCTGGAGCAACTGTTCTACAACGCCTTTTAAACTTCCAAGAAGATATAGGAGAAGTTATGCACAATCATGCACAACCTATATTGCATTGGATTTTGGGATCTGAAGATAGCCCAGCAACCAAACCACAAATTGATGCCTTCAAGGACAATCTTGGAGATAGGGAAGTTGGTGGAGACTTAATTACAAGCTGGGGAGTGGAAGGAAAAGCCATTACAGCAGACTTGAGAATGGTACAACCCGATGGGATGTTAAAACACCTTGAAAACCAGCTTATAAGCGCACTTGGCGTACCGGCGACGTTTATTCGTGGTGGTGAGAGTTCCAATAAAGCTACGGCAGAAGTCGAATTACAGACATTCGATAGAAGAGTAAAATCAATAAGAAGGGTAGTTAGCAGTTATACAGAAGATTATATTTTCCCATTAATTACTGGTGGTGATAAGGTTAAAATAATTTGGAATGAACCAAGTTTTGAAACTGAAGCCAAAAAAGCCGAAATGGTTAAGAATCTTGTTGCCGGTAATATGCCACTCGCAGTTGCACTCAAAATAGTTGGGTGGAACGCATATGTGAATGATTTAGAGGAAGCTGGCGGAGAAAAAGAGCCAATGGCCCCAATGGGCATGGGACCACCAGAAGATAAGAAAAAGCCAAAAGTCCCCAAGGAAGAGGACTATAATAACCAAGTAGAATGGTTAAAGGCAATCAGTGAATGGAAAGATAGCCTTAAATAGGAGTTACATGAAATCTTTAAATGAGTTACTAAGAACAAAAGAGACAATCAAAGATAGTAAATCAAAGGCCTTTTTAACAAGGCAAAAATTAAAAAATGGAAACTATATCCTGTTACCTGGATATGAAGTGGATTACATTGAACAGGGTGCAACGGAAGAAACAGTGTTTAGACACGAATTGTATACACAAGGACAGGCGGGATTCAATTCACGAAATGTGAAAGCAAAGAGAAAATTTGATGTTGATCACAAGGTATCACACAGTGACTTAAAGAATAAATACAGTGTGATAGATCAAACTTGAGGTGAAATGATGACACCGAAGATAATAGAAAATGTTCGCATATCATTTAATGCACCACTAACATCGGAAGCAATAGGCAAAGATAATAATTCAAGAAAAATTGCTGGTATGGCCGTTCCAGCACAAGAATCAAGGAAGAGGATTTAAATAAAGCGAAATTTAATGGAAAACCCTATGCTGAAGGAATTATGCTCAATATGGGGCTAAACCATTCTGAAGACGTAACAGACATTGTGGGAAAGTGGAAACCCATTTTTAACGATGCTGGAATAGCGTTCGAGGGTATGGTTTACAATACAGGCAAATATCCATATATCACAGATATGCTTGACAAGAAACTCTGGGAATCAGTCTCAGTGGAAATGATGGCAGATTTGATAGAGGAAGATGGTGGAGTATTTGCAAAGAATCAGGATATTCTTGGACTTGACTTTGTCAAGCATCCAGGATTACCAGATGCTAATGTAGGGATTGCCGAAGCGTTTGAGAAGGCCGTTAAGGAGAGTTCAATTCAAATTGATGAGCCTGAAGCAGAGCATCCCGAAGGAGATGAAAATATGGAAAAGGAAGAGATAATGGTTAAGGAAGAGGAAGAGAAGCAAGAAGAGGAAGAGCCAAAGGAAGAGGTTCCTGAAGAGAAATCTGAAGAGCCAGAACCAGAAGCACCTTCCACAGATAACAAAGAAACCGAGACTTTAATCAAGAAAACACTTGAGAAAGTAGAAGAGCTTTCAAAAGATGTTAAAAAACTAAAGGAGACTCCAAAGAGCAAAGGAAAGGTAACAGAGAAATCTGAGCCAGAAATTTCACTTGTTAAGGAAAGAGCCGGTGGAAAAATGAACATATACTCAGAGGAGATACTTTATTAAGGTGATTTAAATGGCACATTCAATAGATTTTGAACAAATAACCGACCAGTGGGGAAATTTTAGAGCAACCACGGTCGCCACGGTATCAGGCGGACAGTTTGTTAAAGCATTAAGTGTAAGCGAAGCTTCAACAAGCAGACCAGACGAGATACTACAAGTTGACCTTGCGGACGGTGGTGCTGGAGACAGTTTGCTATGTGTCGGTATGGCAACAAACAACGCAGCTTCAGGAGAAGAGGTTACAGTTGTAACAAGAGGAATTTATAGAACATGGGCACTTGGAACTTGCCTTGCAGGAGCTACAGTCGCAGCCGCAGCAGATTCAAATGTTCAGGACGCAGTTATCCCATCAGTTTATCAGTGTTTGGGATCGGCAGTCGCAATGGGAACAGATACAACCTCATCAGTAGGAAGAGCACTAAACACAGCAGTTTCAGGTGAAAAAGTATTCATATTGATGAATGTAGGAGGTTTTTAATATGGCACTAAAAAGACTTAGCGAATTAATGACAAGAGATACAGAGCCACATTTGCTTCCCTCAACTCTATATGGTACTCTTATAGCAGCTGTTAGGAAGAACTTGATAGCAACAAATTTACTTGCTTACAGGTTTGGACCAAGTTCAATTAAAGGGTCTTCAATTGATGTTGTTACAGAAGACAGGGATTCAGCGGCAGTTCACACAATCAGTGAGGGTCAGGAAGTTCCAATCGACTTGATGGAAACAAGCACATTCAACATGAAGCCCGTTAAGTATGGATACAGACCACTTATAACCAAAGAGATGCAGGAAGATGGTCAGTGGGACATGATTCAGAAGAACATAGAACTCGCAGGATATAAGATGGCTGACAAACTCGACTCTCTAATATTAGCAGAGATAGAGACCGCAGCAGCTTTAACAACCGACGATAATGGAGCAACAAGATCAGCAAATACAGTTTCAGGATCAACAGCATTAACAATTAAAAATATAACAGATGCAATGGCTCTGCTTGAAGCAGATAATTATTTGCCAACAGATCTTATCATTCATCCGAATGTAGCTAACGATATTAGAAATATAGATACATTCGTTGAAGCGGATAAATCTGGAGTTATGAATCCAACAAAGAGATTGATAGGTACAATCTTCGGAATGAGAGTTTGGGTTTCAAATAACGTAACAAGCAATTACGCATATGTTATAGACAAGAACCACGCACTTGCACTCGCAGAGAAGAGACCAATAACAATTGAGAGATACGACGACGTAACAAGAGACCTTTTAGGAGTTGTTATAACAGCAAGGTGGAAAGCAAGGTATCTGAGACCAGATGCAAACGCTTACATAACCACAAGTTAAATTTAGGGGATTTTCCCCTATTTTTAATAATTAGGAGATGAAAAAATGAAAGATGGATTAAAAAGCGAACAGATGAAAGCAATTGATTTATTCGCAACTGGTAGTTTAACTGCCGACCTAATAAGTGGTGCTGGTCTACATGTAGGAGCAGGCGAAGTTGGTGCAGAAGAGCAAAACTTTGTTAGTGCTGGTAGTCCTCCAACAGGTGGATATATACTTCAAGCGGGTAATGCCGTACTTGATGGTGGAAGTGTTTGGGTAGCATATCCAACAACATATGTTTCAGCACCAGAGGTTGTTACGGGAGTTATAAATCAAGCAGCAAATTTCGACAACGAAAACACAATCTCAGCAGGGTCAATAGATACTGGTAGCTTCATAGCAATTGGTAGTGCTGCTGACACAACATTTAGTTGGATAGCAGTTGGATCAGGAACATTTTAAAGGTGAATAAATGGCAATAACAGTAACATCCACAGGTAGCCAATGGCGAATGTGGAGAGGAACAGAAGAAGAAGTTGTCAATAATCTTATGGTTAGTGGTATAGGCACAGTATCAGTTAAAGGGTTTGATACAAACGCTGCTGGTAGTGCTGTCGTACTGCTTAACTATTAGGAGACCACATGGCTATTACCAAATGGGACCTAACAAATAGGGTCAGTAATAGAATTAAAGACAAGCCATCTTCGTTGGGAAGTGCAATCATCGTCGAGTTTATCGAGGATGCTTCACAAGACGTAGAGAATTACACGGGCTTATCTATAGACCTTACAAACATTGGTAGTAGCTATATGGGTATCCTTACCGATATCGGCACGCTCTATTCCCTTAACTATATGGGCAATGTTGGAGTAAGCTATAAACTCGGTAGAACAGATATAAACAAGAAAACAGAAATAGAAGGAATATCAAAACAACAGACAATCCTTGAAGCCAAGATTCAGCGAAAGTTGGATATGTTAGGTAAAAGGATTAAACAAAATGTTTACAATCCTTAAGGTGAGAAAATGAAATGGGAAGAACTAACAGAGAGAATATTAGATAACTTTGATAGAAGAGGCTCAGAGAGAGTTAAGCTTAAGGGATCAGTAACAGCTGTGCTTAGAGATAAGAATGGCAATATTAAAGAAACGAGGGAGTGTAAATTATGACTGTAACAACAGTAGGATTCAACGGAATTATACAAAGAGGTTTTGACACTGGAACTGGTTCTGCTGCATTTAACTATGTGGCTATTGGTTCTGGGACTAATGCACCAGCAGCAGGAGACACAGCACTTGGTTCAGAGGCGGCTCGTGCACAGGGAACATATTCATATACCGATGGAACCAAGGCATTTACCGTCACAGAGACGTTTGCTGCCGGAACTGGAACAGGAAGCATTGCTGAAGCGGGACTTTTCAACGCAAGCTCTTCTGGACAGCTTTTCGCAAGGCAGACCTTTGGTGTAATCCAAAAAGGCGCAAACGACAGCTTACAGATTACTTGGGTTGGTTCAGTATCTTAAGTGAATTTAATGGTATTTACCAAAGAAGAAGAGGACATTCTAAGGCTGATTATTGAAGAACTGAAAACGAGGAAGAAGCTTGATGCGAAGAGAAAAAAGAAAGACACTGATATTAGGGATACAATCAACCCCCTAATTTCTCAGATAAACGCAAATCATGCAGTCGCAATTGGTTCATTGCAAGATAATTATAATAATGCCGAGAAAGCCATTGAAGACTATTTTAAGTAGGTGATTTAAATGGCATTAGTTCTCGGAACGAATTGTGGATTTGTTGAGACAGCACCAACAAATGACCCCAATGGAACATCAAATTATTCATTATATGACCATCTTTTAGCGACTAAACACATAAGCCCATCTTCGGCAATATCAATAACACAAATAGGGTTTTGGAGAGGCAGCACTTATACTGGTTCTGATTTTAATTTCAAGGTTGGGATTTATAGTGACGATGATACAGGAGAACCAAATGTTTTATTGTATGAGAGTGATTTAATAGATGGTAGCAATTCAGAAAATCAGTGGTTCTACACAGATATCGACTTTGAAATAGACCCAGATACAATATATTGGATAGTTATAGCAATTGATGTCTTAACTGGGGGACAGAGAATACAGTGGGATGAAGCATCATCAGGAGGCTCTGGTTTTGCAACAAAGGATATAAGTGGTCAAGGAGCAACATTTCCATCCGATTGGGGAAGCAGTTCGACTACCGATTCTGATGGAATGATAGCTATATATGCTGTATGGGAAGAGGGTGGTGAGGAATATTCACAATCAATAATAGAATCAATAACATTTTCACCAACTATTCAGAAGGGTGTTGTGTTGGGAAACTTGGTTGAATCACTCACGTTTGCTGATTCTGTCTCAACTGCTTTAGCAAAAGTCTTAGATTTAACAGACACACTAACAATAGGAGATTCAATAAACAGAGTTTGGACAGCACAGAAAATATTAACAGATACACTAACATTTGCGGATAGTGTTATTGCTGTAAAATCTGTAGTGAGAACTCTTTAGTGTGTGGGTGGCACAAAGAACACTAACAGATACATTGACGATAGCGGATTCCATATCCAGTGTGTGGGTGGCACAAAGAACACTAACAGATACATTGACGATAGCAGATAATATATCAGTTAGTCGTGGTATAACAAGAACAATTACAGACACGCTCTCATTTTCAGATTCTATTTATAAAGCCGTAGGCGTGTTTAAGTCAGAGACTTTAACAATATCAGATTCACTATTAAAACAATGGACAATATACAGAACACT